GCTTATCCTGGCTGATGAAATTCGTGAGGGTGAACTATGCTGCCACACTTGGCACAAACGTACACATGCGGCACACCACACCCTTCTGCATGATTCTTCATACGAATTCAGTTTGGCTTTGTCAGCCGGTTTGTCGATGAGATAGAAGGGTGCGAAACTGTGTCGCACGTCAATTTATGTGGCTAATGCCTATATGGAATCAGAAACGTATCGAGTTGAATACGTCATTGATTTCGTCTTGTGTAATTCCAATATAGGTTTTTGTGACTTGAATATTGGAATGGTTTAGTATCTTGTTCAAAAGAATGAGACTTTCAGCACTATGGCCATTTGTGTCATAAACATATCGCCCGAATGTTTTCCTGAAAGTATGAGTGGAAAAATGATTGATATTGAGGCGATATTTATATTTGAACAGTTTTAGCTGTTGGTTGACATTTTGAATGGTCATTGGCTGGCCGGTCCGATTTGTCTGGAAGATGTATAAAGCCTTATTGGGACAGCCCATGAGGGTCCAGAGTTCACGGAGTTTATCTCGGACTGATTTGTTGAATGAAATTTTGCGAGGCTTGCCTGTTTTCTTTTCCAGAACAACCGTTTCAGTTTTGTCGAGAACATCAACCCATCGAAGTTGAAGCACATCGGAGGCACGACAAGCGGTACAGAATGATAATCGGGCATACAATTCCCAAAAATATTCCTTATCTTCATGCAGCCCATCGACCAGTTTGAGATACTCAGAGTATTCCAAATGATCTGCGGTTGTGAGTTGATTTTTCTTTGCCATAGATTGTCTCTTTCAGTTTCGATAGCAAAGTTAAGTTTAATTTTTCACACCAACAAATAAATTGTATATTTTCTTTGTGTAAAAATCGTAATATATATGATGTCAAATAAATATGGGGAGCAGCTGCTCCCCATATTTAGAATTTGTTTTTGAAATCTTCCATACTAAGTATTTGAATTCCGAGGTCCTTGGCTTTAGAAATTTTGCTGGAGGTTCCGTTGGTATCTTTTACAACCAGATGGGTTGTTTTCTTGGAAACTCCGGACGCAATAGTGCCACCACCAGCTTTAATTTCTTCTTCAAGAGCGGCATCACGCACTCCTGAGAAACAAACAGTTATCCCTTTGTATTTGCCGTCTTTGTCAACAACCTGAGTGGCAATCTTGAAGGGTATGTCTGTTTCTATTAGAAACTCGTGGAAGGGCACAATCCCTAAAACAAAGGACTGCTGAGTTTTTGATAGTGTAGCCAATTCCTGATTTGACGGCCAAACTCGCTCGACTTTACCACGAATGAACCAATCGAAAGTTGTGGGCGACATTTCATCGAGAATTTTCTGAGCCTTTATCTTTCCAATTCCCTGAAAGCAGTCGCTGGCGTGCATCAAAGTAGCCAAATCAATGCCTTCTTTGATTTTTCTCATTTGATCGAGAATGTTGTTTGAGATAACTTCCCCAAACCCTTCAATATCCATCAGTTCGTCCCAAGTGATATTGAGAATGGATTTGATGGATTGATGTCCAGCATTAAACATCTTGGCAATTGTTTCATCGCCAATATTTTCAACGCCAACAATATTCAAAAAGTGAGCAATCTTCGCCAATTTGCGTCCCTTACATTCAGGATTGGTGCAATATAGCTCAATGCCTTTTTCATCATATTGCGTAGGTGCACCACAGGCCGGACATATTTTAGGTTCGCTGAACGTTTTCCCACAGATTGTTTCCAGTATCTTGGGAATAACACCACCAGAACGAGTAACAAGGATGCGTGAACCGGTTGCAATACGATTCGCTTTACACCACCCAGCATTATAGCAAGTGGGATTCTCCATCGTACAGTCACCGGTGTCAACAGCTTCTATATTGACTACTGGCTTCAATGCGCCTGCTTTGCTCACATTCCAGTCAATTCCTTTCACAGTTGTCTCAAAAGACTCTGTAAAATCTGGATGCTTGTAGGCCATTGCGCCAGTATTTTGTTGCCTACCGATCACCTTCCATAAGATAAGGTCATCAAGATAAATGACAAGCCCATCAATATAGTAGATTTTGCGCCATTCAATGAATAATCTTGAAAGAAGCTCTTCCGAAAGTTGCTCAACTGGGATGGTCCATTTCAGATTAGGCTGACCAAATGTCTTGCTTAAAGCATCATACAACTGTGTGTATGTGTCGTATTCTTCCAGACTTTCGTCTCCTACTCCGTATCTGAAGAAATCAAGCGTCATCATTTCCACAGGCGGCACTACATCTCGGTTAATGAATCCCGCCGCTGTGTTTCTGGGTGACTTGTACGGAGAGTTTTTCTTTACATAGTTCACATCCCACATTTTACAACGGAACACCAATTCGCCAAAAGTTATTTTAGGCGAGATGTAACCATGACTTTCAGCATAATCGCTGAACATGCCATTTTTGTAGTGTAAGGAGCAATCTTGCCCTTCATTTTCAGAACCGCCACGAGAGTAAGTCATTCCTGTTGCCTCATCATGGAGCCATGATACACCGTCAAATTTTGGAGTGATGACTATCGACGCTGTTGGTGGAATGGCAAGAGAGTTTAGCCATTGCTTGACATCGGCCAAACTTTTGACTTTATTGAGCGATTTCATAGGAATTGGAAGCCTTCGTTTACGAGAACCCGGAACTGGAGCTGGCTCAATCTGGGTGAACCACGCATTGTTCGGATCCAACTCTCGTAGAGCATCGACTATCTGGTCGTATTCTAAATCTGAGATATTTGGGCTTCCCAGTCTGTATTGTCGATTGTACTCTTTGAGTTTTTCGACAAGTTCTGCTGCATATTGCTGATTGTTCATATTTTGATGAAATTTTCTTGTCGCAAACATTGTACAATGTTTGCGACAAGAATGTGATTTAGGTTGGAAGTTCGGGGTTAATTAGAGCGAAAATCTTTTCACGCCCTAATTTATTCCATTTCAGGAATTCACACTTTTTTGGACCGGGTGTCATCACCATTTCTCCCCAATCTTCATGTCCTGAAGTAAGGATGGCCGGTCCTTTATCGGTTGTAACTACGCCAAGTTTGGCAAGTTTACAGCGGAGTGTACGATAGCACATTCCAAGTTCTCCAGCAAGTTGAAGTGTGGTATATAACTCTCGTGCTTCAATGACTGCATCGTAATAATTGGCCTTTGGCGTTGCTATTGACAGTCTGTTTGATGTAGCAGACAGCTCTTGGAGAGCTTCGGCTCGTTCTCGTTGCGCCAGTTCTTTAGCTGCTCGCTCCTCTTTGAGACGCATTGCCATTCCGATTACGAGGTCTGGATTGTCAATCATCTCATCAAGAGTTTTGGACATTGCCGTCATGCCGTGTCTCAACAGTTCCTTAGTTCGGTCATTACACCATATTGCAAACGCTGGAGACAGCCAATGGGCGAACTCGATAGCGACATCTTCGTGCATCCAAGTTCCTTGCTTATCTCGATCATTACCTCCTTTAACAGCCTGAATAAGAGCCGAACAGGGGATTCCCTTGATTGATGATAGAGTTTTTACAAACTCTTTAGTAGATTTTTGTCGAGTCCAATCATATACGGATTTATTGAATGCTTGGGCCATTTCCGTGGCATTGATAGTTGTATCTTCTCCAGCCAAGAAGGAAATGTTGGTTCCATTGTATTGGAATACAGTTATTTCAGAGGAGGAAGTTTTGTTTTGAGCAGCTTTGACCGTTTTATGGGTTACTCCGCTGGCATTGACAATAACCTCTGGCGTTAAACCTTCGGCCCATTCTACCACTTGCTTGTAAGTCCTTGCGGTATGAGAGCTTTCGTTCTTAATGAGGTAGAAGTATTTGGCTACATCCTTTCTGCGTATTGCCCACATTGCCTCTCGCCTCGGATCAAATTTTAGTTTGACGGCAGATGGGCACATGGTGTAGATTGGGTTGGTACACATGAACTGTGGGCGGCTCATCACACGACAAATGTCGTATGCGCATAGCCATATAGTTCCGCCTTCGTCAATTAGAACTCTAACCGGCTTACTTCCATAAGCGAGTTCTTTATAAATTATGGTGCTCATAAGAATATGTTTGCTGGAGAGAGCTTGTGAATGGCCCTCTCCAGTGATTGATTATTTTACCTTTGTGTGACCAAAGCCACCTTCTCCACGTTCTGTATCGTCGAGGCTGTCTGTGGGAATCCATTCAATGCGAACAAATTCCTTTGCAACAATCTGGCAGATGCGATCTCCATTGTTGACAACGAAATCTTCTGTGCCAAGATTATGGACTATTGCACCAACGTCACCACGGTAGTCTGCATCAACAGTGCCGGGGGTGTTGGTGAGAGTGATGCCGTGTTTCAGGGCAAGTCCGCTGCGGGGGCGTACCTGAAGTTCATACCCTTCAGGGAGCTGAATGTGCAGTCCGCTTGGAATAAGTTTGCGCTCATTGGGCTTGATTGTTACTGGCTCGTCAATAAATGCGCGGAGATCCATGCCTGCCGACATCAGAGTGCTGTATTCGGGCAGTGGATTATTGGATCGGTTGATTACCTTCACTTTGATTGTTTTCATCTCTTTTCTTTTTGCTTTTAAGTTTTTCGGGGGTTGCTTTCATGTTGTACTTCCAGTTCTCGCGATTCATACGTCCGTTTTTGTAAACTTTGCGGTGAACGCCACATAACTGGTCGTATTCTTTGAGCGTAAGAACGCCCAATTCTTCATCCACATCTATTTCAATTTTGGGGTCCCACCATCGCAAATATAAACTGCAAGTGGATATTGCATCGCCATCACAGGCGGCTTTGACAGTAGGGGTTCTGACCCCTAAAATTCGCGCTGCTTGCAATTGAGATGAAAAAACTCCAATAAATTTCTTGAGTGGGTTGAATACGAGGATTCTTCGAGCTTCTTTAGTCTGTCCGGGTGCCATTATCTCCATTTAAGAAGACCTCTGGCGTTAACCGGTCCTTGGCAGTTCTAAACAGATATGCGTCAGACACGCAAAAACCACGAGTGAATAATTCATCAATGCGGTCGTTGAGGTGCGCCAAGAAGTCTGGGTTAGTATAGGAGATAAACAAGTAGATAAAACTACAATCAATTAGGAGATGGCTTTCAAGGTTTTGGATGGCAACCTTGCCTTTATCCAATTCATACGCTGTGATGAGTGCGTTAATTGGATGGAAATAGTTTTTCAGGAAGTCCTCTGCGGAGTATGCTGAAAGACCGGTATTATTGAGATATGCGGTGGCATCAAAGTATTTAATGCCAGTTTCAGATGATTCCCCTATGAGCAGTTGGGGAAATTCCGGAAATGCTTGCTCAGTGCATAGAATGTTTTCAATACGCTTCCCGGAAGTAGCGTTTTGCATTAGGCAATTGCAGACTTGGACTGGAATTCGTCAGTAGGCCAAAGGACAGATTCGGCTTTATCGAATTTGATGTCTCGGATAACGAAATCAGACATGCTGAGGTGCTTGCGAATGCGCTCGGCAGCGTCGGTGTTGGAACTTGCTGGTGTGTAGATGGTCTCATAAGTGCGTTTTTCTTTTGCACTTTTTTCATCAATGGTGATGATCATTACCTTAACGGCATAGATGCCGATGTTTTCGTCGGCTTCAGGGTCAAGGAAATTGTAAACCATGCCTCCGACGAGCTCGTTAACATGCTGTAGATTGTCGTTGAACAGCATTTCAGAGATTTTTGTCTTGATGATTTCAATCAAAACCTCACTGTGTCGAGTACGCTGTTGGTCTTCGATAATCGCATACGCGATTTTTTCTGCCTCTGTGTAGCTGGATGCGTACACTAAGTCTTCGGTCTTAACTTTGGCCAGAGAGCCGTCTTCTTGCTCCGCTGTCCAAGCCATTTTGATACGATAGTAATCAAAACCTGTTTTCATTGCGGTGTGATTTTTAGTTGAACAATTAAGTTATCGAGAGCAAAGTTAATATCTATTTTTGACACAGCAAAGCAAAATTATACATTTAACATTTGATAAGTACATAATATATTAGATTATTGCACATTATAATAACAATCGAAAATTAAGAGTTTAACACTTAACAACAGTTGTCGATTGACGAATTGGCTTTTGAAAAACTGAATTTGTTCCTTCAGGCTATTCTTCTGAAAACGAAGATTAATGGCTACGAATACCAGTAACGATAAATTCAATGTTGATTTGCTGGAAAGTATTTTCCGCACAAGCAAAAAAACAATACAAGAATATATTAGGGAAATTGAGCGATATTGTCGATTCAAATCTGTCCAAAACCAAGTTGTTAATGGGACAGTGCTTGATGACCGCAGTAAGCTGATTGACCTTTATGAAGCGTGTGTTCAACAGGACGCACATCTGTCTGGTGTGCTTGAAACTCTCGAATCTCAGATTGTTGGTGAACGATATATGTTAGCAAAGCAAAATGAGAAAGGTCGCTATGAAAAAGATATAGAAGAAACTAAAAAAATTCAAGGCACTCAGTTTACCAAAATCATACGAGGTATCGTAGAGGCAAAACTTTACGGTTATACTGGCATTGAAATTTGTCCTGAGATTAATGAGCGGACCGAGCGTTTGAATGAGGTCAATATAATTGAGCGAAGGAATATTTTGCCCGACCAAAAGCGCATTGTTCGCAGACAGGGTATATGGCTACCGGGTTGGGATTTTGAAGACAAGAAATATGAAAAGCTGTATGTGTTGATTAATTCTGGTACACTTGGACTTTTTTCTTCTACTACACCATTGATTTTGGCCAAGAAGTTCACATTTGCCAACTATGTTAATTTCTCCCATACTTACGGTCAACCTATAATTCATGGGAAAACTGAAGGAGAAAGTATTCAAGATAGACACAGGATGGCAGATGAAATATCCAGTGCTGCTCAGAATAAGGTTATTGTTACTGGCTTGAATGATGAGGTGGACATCAAGACTTTTTCAATGTCCAACTCAGAGCATATATTCACCGGTCTTATTGAGCACGTTAATGCTGAAGTCTCGAATTTGATTCTTGGATCTGAGTCAATGGCTGGTGCCACTCAATCCTATGTTGGCGCAACACGAGCGCACCAAGACATATTTCGTGACCGCATTGCTGTATATCGTGAATACATTGAAAATATTATGAATGAGGAAATTATTCCTCGTTTGGTCGCTATCGGCTATATTAAGCCGGGATTGGAATTCAAATATTCAAATCGTCTGGAGATGTCCAAC